TGGCTACCCAAGTGGCCCGCGGTTAAGCAGATGTTGATCCGGCAATCTATTAGCAAAGACCCCGTGATGCACGACCGGGTGTTCGCTATGGTCAAACGCGAATGCGACCATAAGATGCCTAGCCGGCCCCGGCTTATCCAGTACAATGTCAACTTAGCCACGCAGGCGCACTACGCGGCGGAGATGTACGCTATGCAGAAGGCGTGGACGACGTGGTTCCAGCGCCGAAACGTAGGCAACGGGATAAGGATTACGTTTGCCTCCGGACTCAATGCCAACACCCTGGGAGATTGGATGCGGAATGTCTTAGAAGACATTGACGCTCCTCACTTCTATGAGCGAGATGGTAAGAGCTGGGATGCGACGATGCAGGCCCCGCACCTTGGAGTCCGTCTAGCTGCGTACAAGTTGGCGGGGGCCGACTTCTGCGAGTCGGTCGCGAAGGGTTTTAAGGTCGTCGGGCGGGACCCGCACGGACCTTTCAAGTACCAAGTAGACGGTACCGTTAAGTCGGGGCATAACGACACCACATTGGGCAACTCAATCGTCAATGCGTGCATTGCCTATACAGCCATGAGGGCTATGGGCTTAAGAGGCGATATCATCGTAGCAGGAGACGACCTGCTGATAGTTGTGGCCGGTGATTTCGACGCGGACGCTTTGGCGCGGGTCGAAGGCGAATGCGGAATCACCCCTGAATACCGGAAGTTCGATGATCCGCGTGATGTGAGCTTCATTTCCGGCATATGGTTGCCCATCGAAGATGACTGGCTGTTTGTTCCACGGCCGGGCCGATTACTAGCACGCTTATTTTGGACAACTCGACCTCCTCCCCCGAAGAAGCGGCAATTATACCTCAATTCGATCGTTCTGGGGCTGCGGCCCACATGTGGGCAAATTCCCGTGATAGGAGCATTCTTAGATGCCCATTACGGAGACGTCTCTGGGGCCGCTATCCCCCACGAGAAGCGCCTGAAAGTCTGGGGAGTCGGTAAAACCGCGCCGCGTGCGGCTCTCCTGCGAGTAATGGCATCGCGCTACGGACTGACTGAGGAAGAGATGGTGGAAGCTGAGGAATTCCTCACCTCGTTGGCCGGGAGGGTGGGGGTATTTTCACACCCGGTGCTCGATCGGATCATGGAGGTCGATCTAGCAGACCTCGCCGGCCGTCCGTTGTCTCATTGAGTTGTAGGCGCCACGTTTTCTGTGTAGTGATTCACGCCACTAATGCGCCAGTGGCTTATTTTGCGAAAATTCCGTTAAGAGCCGATTTCGTTTCGAACGCATGCCAGGAAAGGCAGGTAAACAGCAAAGTAAGAAGAAAGCCAAGCTAGTCTTGGTCGCTACCCCGGGGCGTGTGCCGGGGTTGCGGGTGAAGAATCGGCCTCGACAGCCGATGAAACTCGCTCAGAATCCGCGACCCCTCGTCCAGGGTGGCGCGTTGTCCGTTAGTGCACCAGTGGCGGTCGGGAAGATTAGACGCTCCGATCGCCCGCGCATGCGGACGTTGTCGAATGGGGATTGCGTGATTACCCATCGTGAGTATATCGCTGACGTCGTGGCTACTGGAGCCACCACCTTCTCAGTGGTTCAATACCCATGCAACCCGGGATTGTCTACCACATTCCCGTGGTTGTCGAGTGTAGCCTCTAATTTCGAGAGCTACCGATTTGAACGTCTCAATTTCGAGTACGAGACGGACATTTCTACAGCCACTGCGGGCACGGCGATCATGGGTATGGACTATGACGCCGCCGATCCGGCGCCCACTACTAAGACTCAAGTATTGTCTTATCGTGGCGCTGTTCGGTCGCCTGTTTGGCAGCCGTGTTGTATGGTTTCTCTCAATGAAGACCTTAACAAACTTAAGTCATTCTATATTCGCCGCGGCACGCTCGCTGCGAATTTAGATATCAAGACATACGATGCTGGCAATTTATTCATGTGCACCGTATCACCGGCAGCAACGATCGGAGAACTGTACGTAGAATACACAGTGCGCCTCATGACCCCTCACTTGGGATCCGTCGCCATAGTCAACGCGCTCTATGCGACGTACGGAGGCTCGTCCAATTCAGCTCCATTCGGTACAGTTGCGTCGGGCACATCGAACGCACCGCTTACCGTGGCTAGCACCGGAACGACCACCTCGGTCACGACTTGGACTGCCACAGCAGCGTACAACTGCCTGTTCTCTTCGGTGGTCTCCGGTACCGGTGTTACTGCAGTCAATTTCACCGGGACCGCGACCCTAACGGGCAGTAGCGGCGCCATCAACTCGGGGCAGACGGCATCCCTGAATTCGGTGGAAGTTCAGTTTGCAGTCGGGCAAACTCTCGTCCTCACGGCGTCTAACACGACGATTGGTGGGGCGAGTGGGTATTTTGGACAATACCAAGCATAAATCGTTCGTGGCGAGGCGCGAGGTGGTTTCTTAAGCTGGAACACCCACGCGACACGCTTGTGTATAATCTACTAGTTAGTGAGGCGATAAATGGGCGTACACTTTGCGACAAACGCAATAAATACAAAAGGCCAACTCATTAACATTAAGTGATAATTCGAACAAACATTAGCCTCAGGAGAAGAGGGATATGCAGCGCGGCCGACACGCGACGCATTACCGTAGAGCGGGCGCATTGCGCGCCGCGAAGACGGTGTGAGATTGGGGTAAACACCCGCGCTTAGTGAGTTCCTAGCGATGAGGTGGGCGGGCGATTAGCCCGCCGAACGGCATGCGCAGAAGAAGGCAACGCGAGTAGTTACTAGCCACGTGCAAACGGTAC